ACATTTGTGTTAACACTAGGCTCTATTACTACAGTTTACTTTGGTTATAAGTACATAACAAGTCCTAAAGGACAGGAAAAAATAAAAAAATCAATATTAGATGAATTAAAAGGTAATATGCCTAATTTAATAAATAAAGAATTACCAGAATTTACACAACCTGCATTGCCTAAAAAACCTGCTGTAACCTTATGATATTTGGTTTTGTAAAAAAATTAATTAAATACTATATAGATAAAATTGTGTCTTGGCTTAGAATAAAAAAATTACAATTAGAGCTAGATAATGAGATAAAAAAATACCATGATGACTTAGATTTAAAAGTAAAAAAACCTAAAATTATAGAACAGGGTAAATTTGGAGAAGATGGCTATACAATCTCAATAGGTGATGTAGATAAAGATGCCTGAAATAAATATCATACCTAGTTCAGTAATACCACGCATACCTGCAATAAAAATACCTGTAGAGCAATCTTTACCTAATTCAAGGCATATAACAAGAACACTACCACCAACCCTTACAATGCCTTGTGTAACCCTTAGAAATGATGGTACAAAAAACACTCAATTATTTACTGATGACCCTAGTGGTAACAGGTTTGTTTGTCCATTGCCTTCTTATGTACCTTTGCAGTATGACAAGAAAAAAATATTACTTGTAGAGGAAGCAAAACCACCTACAAACGTAGAACAACCCGAAACTGATGTAGAAGAGCCAGAAGTACCTAAAATACCAGAAGAAGATAAAACAGAGTGTCCTGACCCTAAAAAAAATAATCCTAGAATTGGTGATCTAAATGCAAAAGGTACAGAAAAAGTAACTGGTTTTGTATGGGTAGAAGAAACTAAAGAATGTGTAATACAGTGGGTTCCTACTACAAAAGTGGAAAAATATCTACCAAGCATAAATACAGTAAGTACAACATTTGCAATAACAGTAGTCGCAACAACGGCTGCTACATTAACACCATTGCTAAATAGAGTACTTAAGCCATTATTTAAACAGCTTATAGGCAAAATAAAAAAACTATTCGGTAAAAAAGGTACAAAGTTTGAAGGTAAAAAGCCTATAAAGAGTAAATTAACTAAAAATAGCTAAAATTAAAGTAAGGCTTGCATAACTTAGGGGTATACCCCATACTGTATGTAACTATTATTCTTTATTACTTTATTGCTATGTCATTTGAAGAAGAACTAGAACAAATTGATAGGGAGGAATGGCTGGCTAGGTTTGATGATCGGCAAGTAATGATGGCTGCAAGGATGTTTTTGGAGTGGCTTTATCATTTGCCTGACGATTGGCAACCAAAAGAGTATACAGAATTTACTTTTTAATTATGAATGCACAACCAGAACAGTTATTAAGACAATTAAAAGTACTGCAACTACAGAAAAAAGAAATAGATATGCAGATAACAGAAAAGAAGATGATATTAGAAAAATATTATATGGATAGTATTATTATGAGTACGTTTAGTATTGAAGGTGTAAAAGCAGTACGGAAACGTAAACCTGAGAAGTGGGAATATAGTAATACTACAAATCAATTTAGGAAAGATATGATAAATGCTATAGAAGATAAGGAACAACAGGAGAGAGAAGAAGGAATAGCAACTAAACTAGAAACAGGTTTTACATGGTCAATAAGATGAAAACGCAAGAAAGAGTAATGAACGCACTACAGAGAGTGAAAGAGCTTTTATTTTTGGTTTCTGATTGGACTAAAAAACCAGAAAAAGAAGATGCACTAAGCAAAGAATTTAATGATAAAAAATTAAAAATGATAGAGGATTTGTATAAGCAGTTAGGTGAGCTTAATGATAGGTATATGTTTAACCATGGTTCAGAGTTTGCTACTAAAGAATATATTGTCCAATATGATGAACTAAAGAAAAAAATATATGATTTAGAAAAATGACAACTACAGGATTTATTTTACAATCAAATAATTTTATAAATTTGAGTGACTACAAATCATTGTATGAGAAAACATATTTTGAAAATAAAACAATTTTATGTCCAGATTGTTTGGAATCTTTATGGCTTTTTAAATTTAATGAGCATAAATCTTTCTATGACATAATTAATGATAAAAGAATTGATTTAAATAAACTTACAAAAGATTTTGAATTGCTATACAAAAATGAATCAAAAGAATTTATAAAAAATGGTAGAAAAATAATCAATCATGCACATTTTTCACATTACCCAAATGTTAAAAAAATTTGTGAAGAGAAACAGGCACCGTCTACATTACACAGGGAATTATGTGACTTAATAAAAAATCAATTATATAAAATATTTTGTTTTTACAGAAAGCCTGAATTTAGCCTCACATATAAAGAAATATCATACTTAAAAGAGCCACCCTGTACTGGTAGCAGAAGAATCCCAGATTTATCTGTTTTAGAATTTGAAAGCGAGATTGAAAAAACTTTATACCAACGTTCTAAACACGAACAAATTGCATTTAATAGTTGTGATGCTTATTTAGCAATAGAATTACAATTATCTCATATTTCAAAAAATGAAATAAAACAAAGGACAGAAGATCATTTAAAAAATTATAGATTTGTAGTTTGGATATTTCATCAAAATCATTTATCAAAAGTATCTGATGCTAGAGATTATTTAGATTCTATAGGTCAAAAATATTATCTTATTAAGCAAGATAAAGATAAAAAAAGAGATATTGAAATTGTTTTATGCAAAAAAAGAGAAAAGACTAAATCAAAATCTACTATAAAATATAAGAAATGCGATAATCCTATTATTATTAATGCGGTTGCAAATCATTTGCAAATGACAAGTGACGAGCATTATGAGGTTATAAGAAGAGAACTAAAAATAAAGGATTCATATTTTTATTGTGTAGCTAAAGATTTTTTAAAGTTAGATCAAAAATTTTCTTTTATATAATGTCTAACCCACAGAAAAACAAAGGCGATAGGGCAGAAAGAGAAGCCTGTATTTATCTAACAGCAGCTACAGGTTATGCTGTTGAACGCCGTTTTGGTGCAGGTCAAGATAAAGATAAAGGTGATTTAGTTGGTATTCCTGATACTGTTGTACAGGTTTGTGATATGAAAGATAAGAGTGAGGCAGTTTTAAGAAAGCCTAGAGAAGCAGAACAACAGAGACTAAACGCAAAAGTAGACCATGCTATTACTATGGTGAGGTTTAATAAAAGACCAGGATGCAAAGAAGGTGATAACTGGCGTGTAGTTATGACTATTGAACAGTATGCAAGATTAATAAAATGAATAATATAAAAATATATAATAAAAATTCTTATGAATTAGTTAATAAATTAGATATACCTGATTTATTAGTACTTGACCCACCATTTCAAGATTGGGAAAAAATTAATTTTAAAATACCTAAAAATGTTATTGCTTTTTGTAATCACAGATCTAGGCATAAAGTAGAAAAATTATTAGGTATACCTAAAACAGAATTAATTTGGCATTTTTCTGATGGTAGATGGGTTAGTAATGATTTACCTAGAATTACACATGATTATATTTATATTTATGGACAACCTAAATCTGCTAGCGTTGGTGAATATCAAGATACAAAAGCTGTTAAAAAAGGTAATGGCTGTATTGGTACTGATAAATTAGGTGAAAGAATATATAGACCTAAAGAAAGAAAACAATTAAATAGTGTATTAATTTATCCTAGAAATATGCAAAGTAAATTAGGTGCATGGACTAAACCATATAAACTTATAAAAAATCTAATTGAATGGTTTGAACCTACAAGTGTATTAGACCCTTTTATGGGTTCTGGTGTTGTGTTAGAAGTATGTAAAGATTTAGGTATAGATGCAACTGGTATAGAAATAAATAAACAATATTTTGATTATGTAAAAGAAAAACTTGATACAAATAAATTACAACAAGAAATATTTAAACCTACATATCAATTAGATTTAATTAAATGAACTGTTATTGGTGTAATACAGAACTAATAATTGGAGGTGATATAGATATTGATGAAAGTATGCACCCTGATTTGTATGCAGAATATTCTGTAAGAACTAATCTATCTTGTCCTAAGTGTTTTGCAGAGGTGGAAGTACTAAAAAAAAGAAACGCTTATGACTAATATAAAACTAATTTCTTGACAGGGGTATACCTTAGATGTACACTTAATAATGTAAACACTACCGAGAGGTTTTCCAATGTCAAACAAAATTGCAAAAGGCAAGACTCCACGCAGTTGGAAAGAAGCTGAAGCCCACCCTGCTATAGATGAAATTGTAGAGGAGGAGCATGATGGGGAAACAAAATACTATGTTTGTATTGCTATGAATGTCTACAACCCGATTACTGAAGCAATGGGTGGAGCGTTTTTTGTTCACAGTTTTAGAGAACTCCAGCAATCTATAGATTGGTAAATTAAATTTACATAATTACAGCCCCCATAACAGGGGGTTTTTCTTTTGTTACTATTTGTTAACAAACTCTTAACAGGGGTATACCCCTTGTATATACTAAGAATGTACCAAACAACCGAGAGGTTATCCAAATGGACAAATTAACAACAAAAACAACAAACGCATGGAACTACAGCATTAGTAGCGGTGCAAGAAATGCTTTTTGGGTTATGGAGGAAGAAGGTCAACTAGCTGATGTATTTGATTTAGTTTTTAGTGAACTAACAAAAGAACAGATAGATAATATAAATAAATTAATAGATGCTGAAATATGGAAAAAAGTACAGCTAAGAGGACAAAACTAATGCAAAACTTTCTAATGATGTTAGCAGCGTCAGGGTTGTTTTATACAGCCCTATCATCAACTCTATATGACATGACAATTACTGATTGTAATGCAGGTATAGAACTAGCTTGTAAGGAGGTAAACAAGTGAAAGTAAATTTACCTTTATATAAAGATTTGCTAGAGGATAAACGCCTTAATTTAATAACACAAATAAATACTACAAAAAATTTTACTAACCTATACAAAGATTGGCATACAGGATCAAAAATGCAACAAATAACAAGAAAAAAATCATTTGATAGAAATAAAGAAAAATTAGATTTGTTGGAAAATGAATTAAATGTAATACAAACAGCATTAACAGATTTGGAGGTAAATAAATGACATGGTATGAAGGTTTTGAAAAAGGTCAATGGAAAGCATTACATAAGCCTAACCCTAAAGTTGTACAAGATAAAAAAGATGCTAAACATGGTGATTTATGGGCTGACCCAAAAACAAATTGTTTATATATGAATATGGGTCATAAATGGATGTGTGTAAATGATCCAAATAATAAAAAAAGACAAAATGAAATAGAAAAAAGAATTAAAGATATAAATGAAAGATACAAATATGAACAATGGCAAAAAGGCCATAGTTTTGGTAAAAAAAATAATATTGAAAATGAATATACATATAATGACTTTATGCAGAAAATTAAGATGTATGAAAGTCCAGATGGGTATTTTAGTTGGGTGCAACTTATAAAATCTATTTATTTACCTAGTATTAGATCGCAAACCCCTAAACCTTTTATAAATGCACTAAATAGTTTTGCACCTGCAATATATTTAACAGAAGAACTTTATAATGATTTTTTACTAACTGATATACCTCAAAATTTAGAAATACCCAAATTAGTATTGCCTTCCTTTTGGTTGTTTACACCTTTTGACTATAAACATTATTTAGTAACACAAGATCAAAATATCTATATAAATTATATGAAAATAGAAAATAAAGGTAAATTGAAATACTTTAGGGAATTAAAAGTAGATGTATCTAATGTAGATAATACTGATATAAAACAAAAGATAATAATAAATAGTTTGTTATATATGACAACTGTTAAAGAGGTACTAGAAATAGAAAATAATGACATACTAGATATTGAACAAAAACCACATATAACTGAAGAAAGTACAGAATATAAGCCTGTTACATGGTTAGGTAGTGATTATATAAGACGTATTGTATATCTAAATAAAAATGATAATGACCCTATAGAAATAGGTAAAAGAAGATCACCTAGACCACATTGGAGGAAAGGGCATTGGCATACAGTATTACAAGCACCAGGTAGAAAGCAAAAACGTCTTAAATGGTTTAGACCATGCTATGTACAACCTAAACAATTACAGGAGGTATAGATATTTAGTCGGGAAGCCTGATAGTTAGTTCCTTTGGAAGAGTTTACTAACTTGAAAGTTATACAAAACCTATAGCAACACATAGGAAAGACAGGGCAAGCGTTGGACTTGATCGATCTCCCGACTTATTAATTTAATTTAGGGAACAATTGCTGCTCAAGCATATCTACAGCTTTATCATCAAGCGTATTTGATGTTTGCTTGCAAATTGATCTCAAAATCTGAATTACAAGCATTTTTGCATGTGTATTTGAAAGAAAATGTAAAATTATAGTCTTAAAAATTTTGTACATAGCATTGTTTGGGTTTACAAACATATTCTAAACGTTAAATTTAAATTGGTCATCTAGGGCTGTTTAATCCCCATTGCAAAGCTAGACAGCCTTTTTTTACCTTCTAGGCTTAATTTCTGCAACGGCAAGTTCTACTTCCTTAAGCCTATGAAAAACTTCTTTCATATCATCATGCATATTATCTATCTTATCTGTTAATAGTTCTATAGCTGTTGTATTCCTTACAAGGTCATCTCTTGATTGCCTACCTCTATAAGATACAGAACCTACAGATACAAAACAGGCTGTTAACATTGCCCCTCCTACTGCTGCTACTACTTCTACCATTCTTAACCTTTTATGTTTATATTTATAGTATATAGCATCTTAGTTTTATGGAAGAAAAAGAAGAAAAAGAAGGATTCGATTTTGGTGAACTATTTGGTCACAGTGTTAGATTTTTAATACTTTGCTGGTCGCTTGCAATGATGACTTTAGGGTACATGGATAAGATAAGAAACGATGGGGCGTTCCTGGCTGGCCTTACAAGTGGTGTGCTAGGTAGTTACGGCATTTCTGTTAATAAAAAGAAAAGTGGTCAAAATAACAGTAATAACGCTAAATTAGAGGATAATAAGGTTACTAAAAAGTAATTTATGAAAAATTTATTTGCTTTACTGCTTTTAACAGCTTCTACACCTGTTTTAGCAGATTTAAGCCACAGCATCACAAGTTCAACAAAACTTACAGTAGGAGGTGCATCTACTTCTGCAACACGCATAGGCTCAAGTTACTCTGTTAGCGGTACAGGAGTTGATACAACATACACTTCTGATGGTTCTGCTGTTTCTAATGGTGTTGGATCTCTTGTTATTAGCTCAGGAATTGGAACGCCACCTGATCTTACTGTGACACAAGACGTACCCGCCAATAGTTTTTCATTTAGTCAGTCATTTAATCAAGCAGATGCAATAGCAGGGTCAGCAATTACAACTGGCGAAAGTCCTAATTTTTCAGATGTAACCAGTATTGCAGGTGGTACAGCAGGGGATTTAGCAGGTACTATTTCATCAGCAGGGGCAATAACACTAACAGCAGGTGGTCACAACACAGAAGCATTAGGGCAGGTAACATCTACACTAATAGTTGATTAGCAACAGCTATGTATAGGTTTATATTGTTGCTAAGTTTTTTTAGCGTACCTGTATATGGTCAAAGTGTTATTCCTAACTTTCAACAAGGAGTACTTACTCAAAGATCAGAAACTAAAAGTACAACAGTTGAGGATATAAAAAGTTTTGATATACGCAATGGCTACCAACTAACCATAGGTGGTGAAAATGTAGAAAGTTCTACAGGCAATGTAGCACCTGCTGGCTGGACAAAACTAAACACAACTGTACAGGGTGTAGGTACCACTTATGTCTCGCCTAATCTAGATAATAAACCTGATTTTTCTATAGTTAATGAAGGGCAGAGTTTTCAATATTACGAAACTTTAGAAACACCAGGTATTACAAATTACACCCATATACAACGCACTACTCAAATAGAAAATGTAACTGATACGCTATCTACCTTTAGTCAATGAAAAGATATTTATGCTTAATTCTTTTACTTAATAACCCTGTTTTTGCTAATTCTGTTAATACTACCAGTAATTCCAGTGGGTCAGTTGTCAACCAGGCGGTGCAGGTGGTTCCTTCAAGGCAGTTTCAGTATCAAATGAACACAATAACTTGTCAGGGTGCGACACTAAACATATCTCCATTTGTTTCTACTACATACGGTTTTGCAACACCCTATGAATCGCATTTTGATAGGCCAGTATATTCAAGGCGTGATATAGAAGGAAACTTTGATGATGAAGATAAGCCTATCGGTGATGGTGATGTAGATGCTGGATACAGAGGTGATATACTTTACCATGAACAAGTAAGAACAGGACAAAAACAATCTAATGTGTCAATAAATGGTGGTATTACTGCTACTTTTTCAATACCACTAGATAGGACAGCTATAAAAGAATGTAGGAAGGCTATGGTTAAGCAAAATGAATTATATGAAGCCTCACTAGCTGCAAAGCGTCTTAACTTTGAAATGTCCAGAGCTAAAACTTGTATAGATAATTTAAAACAAGGTATACGCTTTAAAGAAGGTACTGAGATGGCTAGAATATGTGCAGATGTAGAGCTAATAACACCGCCTAATGTAGAACATACACATAAAATTAAGTAGAATTTTTAAAATATAACTTTCTAGCCTGTTCATAGTCATACATACATTCATTTGGGTTATATTCCTGTGTTTTTATGCCATCAGGTGTTATATAAATAACCCTGCAACTAAACAAAGTTATAGAAGGAAAGTTTTGATAAAGGAGGCTAACATAACCACCCATTTGTAAACTATGGTTCTTTTTGCTGTATTTTTCTTGTGTTTTATAGTCTGCAAGGCATAACATACCAGTTTCTTTATGCTGTAAAACAACATCACAACTACCTGCTATATCCCTTTTTCTATCTATCATTCTTAACTCATTTACTAAAGGTTTCCAAGTCTCCCACATTCTGTAATTTATAAGATGCTCTACCCAATGTGCATAATCTTTTGCATACGCTAGTGCTAGTGCTTTATCACCTGTTTCACACCATATTTGTACAGCACCATGAATTTTAGTACCTCTTTCAGCAGCTAATTCCATGTTTTTGCTTACAAAATCAGATGTTTTTATAACATCACTAACAGATCTCGCAACATAGCATTTACGTTTTAGATCGTAGTATTTATGTGGTTCTGCATAAAACTCTACAAATGGATCTTGTACAAGAATATCTTTAATATTGTTTTTCATACACAACAGGATCAAAAGTTATTTTACCTGTAAGAACATTTTTATATTTTGGCAGCTTGTGTACAGGAATTGACGAAGTTGCACCACTTTTTGTACGAATTGTACGCTTCCATTTACCTGTTTTATTTTCTCTTTCATAACCCATAGATAAAAACCAACCACTAGGAGGATTGTTTAAATCTTCAGGTTTTATAAGACCTTTTCTAACCATGTTTCGTAGTGTTCTTATGCCACTACCACCAAATAAACTATCCATTATATTAAGTTCCCCATTTCATCAAACTGTACAACCTTTTGATTAGGGTGCGGTTTGTTTTCTTCAAAACCAGATGAGGCTGCTTTAGATTTTGTAATTCTTAAAATATGCTCATAATTACTAACTTTAAGACCCTTCCATGTGCCATCTAATATACCTTGTTCTAACTGATCTCTTAACACCTGTTCACCATACTTTTCTATAAACTTTCTATATTCTGTTATCTGTTGTTTCCATGCCTGTATTGATTTACTACCTTTCTTAACCTTCCAGAAGTCATCTATAAGAGTTTGTAAGTGTAATAAGTCA